ACCCGCTGTGACCGACGTCCAGATCGTCGTGCCGTTCGGCGGCAACGACCCGCACCGGGTGCGCGTCCGCGACTGGATCGTCGCCCGCTACCGGCGGTTGCATCCCGGCTGGCCGGTGACGATCACCGACTGCGACGGCGACTGGTCGAAGGGCCGCGCGGTCAACGCTGTCGCGGCGAGCCTGGACGCCGAGGTCACCATCGTGGCCGACGCCGATTCCTACGTCACCACCGAGGCGCTGACCGCAGCCGTCGACCGCGTCGGCGTGCTGGGCTGGTCCATGCCCCACGGAACCGTTCGGCGCATCTGCCAACCAGGCACCGAACGCATCCTCGACGGCAAGGACGTCCCCGACCCGGCGCCGCATATCCGACCGAACCCGGCGATGCCCGGCGGCGGGATCGTCGTGCTCGACCGCCGCGCCCGCACCGCGCTGCGCGGGGTCATCTTCGACCCGCGGTTCGTTGGCTGGGGCTACGAGGATAAGACGCTGTCGCTGCTCATGGGCCGCCTGCTCGGGCACTACTCGACCAAGACGATCCGCCCGCAGCTGTGGCACCTGTGGCACCCGCCGGCACCGGCGCATAACCGGTCCAGCAAGGCCAACCGGCTGCTGTGGCGGCGCTATCACCGGGCAGCGGACAACGACGCCCTGGCGGCGATTCTGGAGGAGGTCAGCCCATGCCGGTGATCATCGACGCATCCGACGGCTTCGACCGTGCCGGGCTGCGCTACTCCGCACGCCCCGACGGTTCGGGGCTGCCCGCGCGGCTGCTGACCCACTACTACCTGCGGCGGTCCTTCCGCAGCGTCGACGAGGTCGGCGCTGAGGGCACCGAGTGGGCGGTGCTGCGGATCTCCGCGCGGATCTACTCGGCGGCGCAGTCCCAGGCCACCGACAACGGCCGCGAGGGCGCCGTCACCGACTTTACCCTGGCGACCAACTCCGGCGCGATCAACCACCTCGACCAGATCGCTTCGGACGAGGGCTGGTGGCGCCTGCCCGCGCGCAGCGGCCGCGACGTGTGGGTCATCGACGGCGACCCGTATCCGGTGCAGACCGCAGGCGGCGCCGTGCACCACTACGAGGTACCGGTGAGGAGGGTCGATGGCTAGCGTGCTGATCTTCAACGAGGCGTTCTTTCGTCAAGTGCTGACCCGCGACGCCCGCCGCATCGTCGAGGACCGCACCCGCGCGGTCGCCACCGGCGCGCAAGCATCGGCGGGCAAGGTCGGCGGCCGCCCGCCGCGGTTCTTCACCGATTTCGCCGTCGTGCAGTCCGGGCGCCGTTACCGCGGCGCCGTCGTCTGCATTTCACGCAACGAGAAGTTGCAGAAGGCGGGGCAGGACGCGCTGGTCGCCCGGCTGAGGGCGTCGGCGTGACCCCGCAGCCGCGCACCTGGCCGGTGCCCACCGAACTGGTCGCCGCCGCACTCATTGACGCCACCGACGTCCCGGTGCGCTGGGCGGTGCCCAGCCCGCGCCCCGACGAGTTGATCGTTGTCCGCTCCGTCGGCACCGCGGGACGTTCGCAGTGGTCGGAGATCGTCGTCGTCGATGTCGAGGTGTGGTCGGGCAAACCCGGCGACTCCCCGCGCGGCGCCGCTGCCCTGGTGCAGCAGGTCCGCGAGTGGCTCATCCAGTCCGCCGAAACGGTCGAGGAGATCGTCGACGTGACCTGCGGGTCGGCGCAGTTCCTACCCGACCCCGAAACCAACGCCCCGCGCTTCCTGCTGTCCGCAGACGTGCGCGTGAAGCCGACGTCGTAACCGACGCCGCACCCCCTAGACCCGGTCGCCGCCGCCATCCATGCCCGCAACGGGCCAACACATAAGGAGTAATGATGGCTGTTGACGACATCGTCGCGGGCCATGGCGTCGTTTACGTCGCCCCCTACGGCACGGCCCTCCCGGCCAACCACAACGCCTCACTTGACGCCGCGTTCAAGTCCCTCGGTGAGGTATCCGAGGACGGCCTCACCCACGCCTTCACCGTCGGCGCGGAGACGCTGCGCAACTGGGAAGGCAACATCGTCAAGACGCTCAAGTCGACCATCGACGTGACGTTCCAGTTGTCCTTCTTGGAGGACACCGACCGCGTCATCGAGTTGTTCTACGGCGCGCAACTGTCGTCCGGCGGCGGCCTGTCCGAGATCAACCTTGACCGCCCTGAGGACACCGAGTACGCGATGGTGATTGCCATCACCGACGGCACCAACGAGCAGCGTTACGTGCTGCCCCGTGTCGAGGTGATGGAGCGTGGCGAGAAGACGATCAACCCGACCAGCGTCGGCTGGCAGATGACGTTCGCCGCCCTCTACGACCCCGACGAGGAGACCTGCGGCGTGCTGCAGTTCAACCGGGACATCACCGAAACCGGCTGATCCACGACCAGGCGGGGCCGCTCAACGGTGGCGACCGGCGGCCCCGCCTGACTTACCCGGTCGCCACCATCATCGAAAGGTTGCCACCCATGCCCGAGCAGAAGCAGAAGAAGAAAGCCGCCGACGCCTTCGCCGAGGCGATGGCCGAGGCCAACGCCGCCGACGCGCCCATGACGATCACGTTCCACGGCATCGAACTGGTCGCCGGGCCGCCGTCGAAGTGGGTATTCCCCATGCAGTACCACGCCCGGTCGGGCAACCTCGTCGGCATGGTCGAGGCCGTGTTCGGCGAGGACGGGCTGGCCAAGGTCATCGAGTCCGGCCACACCGACCTCGCCGAGATCACCGCGCTGCTGTCAGACCTGCAGGGGGCCGACCAGGGAAACGACCCGACGCCGTCCAGCTGATCATTGAGCACTGGACGGCGGTCGAATCGGACCTCGCACGCTACTACGGCATCGACGCCGTCGACCTCATCCGCGGCCGCATGACCGCGCGTAAGGCGATGGTGCTCCTCTCGGCGCTACCGGCGGAGTCGGCGTTCGTCTCCGCCATCGCCCCGCACATCGACGCCGACGTCGAGGACGGCGACGAGCGGCTGTGGTCGACGACCGATCAGTTGCTCGCCTCGGTGCTCGACGCGGTGCGCGAGGTCGGTTGGATTCTCGCCTCGGTCAACTCCAAGGGCAAGGTGCGCCGCCCCGATCCGTTGCCGCGGCCGGGGCCGAAGCCGACCAAGACGAAGGTCCGCCGGATCTCACCGGAGGCCCGCGCCCGACTGGACAAGTGGAACCTCGGAGGGAGGCCCGACGTTGGCTGACGTACAAGGCACCGAAGTCGCCAAGGGCTACATCTCCATATCGCCGTCGCTGGCGGGCTTCCGCGCGAAGTTGCAGACGGAGATGTCGAAGATCACCGCCGACATCGCCAAGGCCACCGGCGCGCAGTACGCCGCGGACTTCACCGCCGCGACGACCAGCGGCGTCAAGTCTGCTGGCGGCCAGGTCGAACGCGCCGCGGACGCCTCCGGTAAGGCCGCCGGGGCGAAACTCGGCGACGGCATCACCGCCGGGGCGAAGTCCGGCGCGGCCGGGGCGTCGAAGGCCGTCGACGGTATCGCCGCGGATGCCGAGTCGAAGTTCCGCGGCCTCGGCGACTCGCTGAAGTCGGCGCTGACCGTGGCCGGCGCGGCTGCCGGTGCGGCGATCACCGCCTCGGTGGTGGAGTCGATGGGCCGCGAGGTCGGCACCGACCGCGTCGCCGCCGCCCTGGGCCTGAGCCCCGCCGACGCCTCCCGCGTCGCCGCGGTCTCCGCCGATATCTACAAGTCGGCGTGGGGCTCGTCGACCGAAGAGGTCAACGCTGCGCTGCAGTCGGTGATGACGAACATTGGCGGTATGCGCACCGCCTCCGACGCCGACCTGCAGGCGGTGACGACCAAGGCGCTGGCGCTGTCGGACGCCTTCGGCATCGACATGGTCACCGCCACCGGCGCCGTGGGCACGATGCTGCGCACCGGCATGGCGCCGGACGCCCAGGCCGCCTTCGACATTATCACCGCGGGCTTCCAAGCCGGTGCGGACAAGCGCGGTGACTTCCTCGACACCCTGACCGAGTATTCGATCCAGTTCCAGAAGTTGGGCATCGACGGCACGACGGCTACCGGGCTGCTGTCCCAGGGCCTCGGCGCCGGTGCCCGCGACGCGGACAAGGTCGCCGACGCGCTGAAAGAACTCAGCATCCGAGCCATCGACGGCTCGGAGTCGACCGCGGAAGCCTACGCGCTGCTCGGTCTCAACGGCGAGCAGATGGCGCAGCAGTTCGCCGCGGGCGGCGAGACGGCGTCAGCGGCGCTACAAACCGTGCTGGATTCGTTGCGCAACATGGACGACCCCGTAGCCCAGTCCGCCGCCGCTGTGGGCCTGTTCGGCGTGCAGTCCGAGGACCTCGGCGCCGCGCTCTACGCCCTCGACCCGTCGTCTGCCACGGCGGCGCTGGGCCAGGTCGGCGGCGCTGCGGACGCGATGGCCACGACGATGGCCGACAACACCGCCACGAAGATTGAAGGCTTCAGGCGCGGCATCCAAGACTTAGGCACGTCGCTTGTCGAGCAGACCGGCACGTTCGGCGCTGCGAGCGCCGCAGCGTTGTCGTTCGCCCCGGCCGTCGGCTCGGTGGTCGGCCCGGCGGCGCAGGTCGTCACGGCAATGACCGGGCTGCGGCTGTCGACGATTGCGCAGACCGCGGCGATGGCCGCGCAGAAGGTCGCCTGGGTCGTCTCCCAAGGTCTCTACATCGCCAAGGTCGGCATCATCGGCGCGGTCACCGCGGCGCAGTGGGCGCTGAACGCCGCCATGACGGCCAACCCCATCGGCCTGATCGTGTTGGCCATCGCCGCCCTCATCGGCGGCCTGGTGCTGCTGTACCAGAACAACGAGAAGGTGCGCGAAGTCATCGACCGGGTCTGGTCGGCGATCAAAACGGCCATCGGCGGGGTCATCGACTGGTTCACCACCACCGTCCCGGCGGCGTGGGAGACGGTCAAGGGCGCCGTCACCAGGGCGACCGAGTCGCTGAAGTCCGCCGTAGAGGCGATCTGGAACGCCATCAAGTCCGGCATTGACACCGCGATCAACGGGATCAAGACTGTCATCGACACCGTGCTCAACGCCATCAAGACGGCCTGGGACAACATCTGGAACGGCATCAAGTGGACCGCCGAGACGATCCTCAACGGCATCAAGTGGGTCGTGGAGACGGCGTTCGCTGGGCTGCGGTTCATCTTCGACGGCTTCACCGCGGGCGTGCAGTTCATCTGGGACAATACCTTCGGCCGCCTCGGCAGCATCGCCACCACCGCGATGGACAACATCAAGAACGGCATCAGCACCGCCCTGGACCGCGTGAAATCGCTGTTCTCCGGCGCCGTGGACGCCATCGGCGGGATCTGGAACAAGGTCACCGACGTGGTCAAGGCACCGATCAACGCCATGTTCAAGTGGATCAACAACAACATGATCGCGCCGATCAACAACGTGCTGGGCAAGTTCTCCGACTCGCTGAAACTGGGCAACCTCCCGGCGTTCGCCGACGGCGGCTACGTCACCGGCCCCGGCACCGGCCGCAGCGATTCGATCCTGGCGCGGATCTCCAACGGCGAGTTTGTCGTCAACGCCGCAACGACCAAGCAGTTCCGGCCGATGCTGGAGGCGCTCAACGCCGG